CGTAGGCGAGACAGCGCATCCTGATCCCGCTCGGTGGTGCGGTCCTCGGATATGAGATACCGTGCCATCTCCGCCGTGGCGATTTTCAACTGACGGGGGACCATCGTGGGGGACAGTTCGATGTAATCTCGATCCATCACGCCGCAGCGAGGCCACCGCAGTGCGGAAGCCTCGACTGTTTTCATTCCATACCAACGCGTCCGCTCGTCCAGATAGCGAGAGGCCCACGCAAGGAGCCTCTCTTTCACTTCTGTTGTCAGCAGTGTCCAGCTTGCATCCGCATGGATGTTCATCGTGAGGATGTCGTCGGCGTCTTCCACCGAGACGTAGGAAGTCGCGGTCGTGAGACCGGTACCGTCCTCGACGACGAACGTGAATGCCATCAGGCGGCTCCTTCCATGAATGCGGGCATGTGCCCGTTGAAATTGGTAGCTTCATGCATACCACAGTTCGCCCAGTCGCGCAATACCTCCGCACTTTTGGATGCATCGTGGAATCCGAGCAGGTGTCCACGGCGGTGGAAGCTCTTGACCCACTGCGCGGCGAGGTGGCTACGGACGCACTCGTTCTCGTTGAACACGATCACGCTGGTGTCGTCGTGCTCGTCCTCTTCTGCCATCTGGATCACCATTCCCAGACCACTGTTCGGGATACGAGCCTGATAGATGTCACCACACAGGCACATCATCGAGCCTTCGCCGATCCGCGTGAGCGTGATGTACAGGTCTTCGACGTCGAGGTTTTCGGCTTCGTCAATGATGCATGCCGCATCCTTGAACGTCCGACCCTGAATGAATTCGTAGGGGACCTCTTCGATCTTTTTCTCTTTGCGGAAACGCTCGAATTCGGCCTTTCCCATCGAGTCCTGCAGTCCTTCGAAGATTGGTACCAACCACGGGGCGGTCTTGTCTTCTAGGGTGCCCGGAAGGAACCCGTTCCGGTGCTTGTTCTTGGAGACGTTTGGGCGGGCCACGTAAATTTTGTCGATCCGACCGGTCATGAGCATGTTGCCGTAGACGCGGGAGGGGACGTAGGTCTTGCCGACCCCTGCAGGACCAACACCGAACGTGATGCCGTTGGTTGTGAGACTGTCAATGTACGCGGCCTGCTTGGGATTGCGCGGCGTGATCGGCTTGGGGGTGCGACGGTACTGCTTCGCTTCCTTGCCTGCCTTGCGTTCCTTGCGACGGGTGGCCTTTGCGCTGGGGACGGTAACGCCCCCATGAGTTTCGAAGAAATCTTCGGGGGTCATTGTTGTTCCGTCAGCCATAGAGGTCTCCTAGCTGGTATTGCCTCACACTTTCCAAATAGGCGGCATGCCCACAGGCGCATGAGGGTGGTATCGTGCTCCTTACAGAGCGCCGAAGGCGAGCAGTATGGGCCAGACCTTGACGATTGCGCTGATTGCTGCTACACCGGCTGCAACAGCAATGGTCGCTCCCAAGAGCTTCTTTGGGCCGTCCCACGCCGATCCTGACTTGATCTTCTCGAAGTGGGTACTGCTTTGAATTTCGTCTATGTCGACGCGGAGACGTCGTAGATCATTCGACATGGTCTCCATGTCGGTCTGAATACCATCTGCTTTTGTGTGGGACCGGCTCACGCTTTCAGAAAGGGTTGCCACGGCATCCCTTACAGCGGCAATCTCCCCTCGGAGTTCCCCGTCACGTCCTTCCATTCCCTTGCGTAGATCACGTATCTCGCTGAGTATGAAGGACCCCATGACCTTTTCATCCCGGTCAGCGGAATCAAACAATCCCATAAATGTCTCCGGGGGTTACTTGGACTTCTTGAAACGTGTGCGAGTCTTGATCGGCGCAGCAGGTTCCTCGTCCGCGATTTCATCTTCCGGCGCAGGCTCAGGCTCAGCGACGGTTTCTTCGACCACCTCAACAGGGGCGTAGAACACAGGAGTTGGGGCGGACGCCGTCTGGGTCCAGCCTTTCTGCAAGATAAGGGTGTCAGCACGCTCGCGTGTGACATCAAAGGGTTCCCCGTCTGGGGCATACACACGGATGTACATGGCAGTCTCCTATTTTGTTGTACCAGATATATCACACTATTCGATGGATGTCACGAGTCTCGATAACATCGGTCAGGAGTGTTGACAAACAAAAACGCCGCCTGTTAAGGCGGCGTAGTTGGACAATAAATCAGATCAGATCACTCTTCGTATTTGTCGAGTTCCCCGGTCAGCTTCACGCTTTCCAGTTCGACCATCTTGTCGATCAGCTTGTCTTTGCCGATACGTGGGTGGACCTTCTCGCCGTAGCGTTCCTCGGTCATTGTCTTGAGGTCTTCGGTGGTGAAACCGTCGAGGTACTTGCGGACGTCGTCAGAGCCGGACACAGCCAGTGCGACGTCCTTGAGCGGTTCGACGTTGTGGTTGATGATGGGTTCTGCAGCCTTCGGCTCTGGTGCGGTCTCTGGGACCACTGCGGGGGCCTCTACGACCACCTCAGGCGCGGGTGCTGTATCTGTGACGGTTGGCTTCCAGCGGAAGCCTTGACCTGCGACCAGTTCACGCGCGTTCAGGCGGGTACACACATGGGGAGTTCCATCTGTCTTGTAGATGGTCACTTCGTCGCGGTTGGCGTTGAAAAAGTTGTTCGTGCTCATGCCGGGTAATCCTTAGGTTGAAGGGAAAAAGGGCGGCGAAGAACGCCGCCCTCTGTTAGTTCAGGTGGATTAGACCAGCCATGCCGAGAACGTGATGCTCTCGTCGGTCGTGGGGGTGCCGATGAACGCGAGGTTCAGTTCGATTTCTTCGCGGTCGTCGTCCAGCTTTTCGATGGTCGATGCGTCAAGCTCGAACACGTACTGTCCGGTCTTCGTGACGTTGATCGGTCCTGCGACGACTGTCGCCGCTGCGCCTGTTGCGCCGACTTCAACCGAGAAGAGGTATTCTTCTGCGGCGGGTGTCGCGACTGCCTCGACGGCGATGATGAGCTTGTAGCGCTCTGCGCCAAGTTCGTTACGGCGGGAGCCGGGACGGACATTGACCATCTTGTCGAGGGGGACAACACCGATTGCGCCAGCAGCGGTCACTGCGGCGGAGCCGGGTGCACGGAATGCTGTTTCAGCGTCGTAGATGTAGGTTACTTCGGAACGTGCCATTTTTGTTACTCTCCTAGAGTCTCTGAGGGGGTTGCTAGAGGGGGTCTATTGACCCCCTCAGATATGCCAATTACTTGACGACTGCGGCTTTTGCGATGCCGCGAAGGCGAGCAGCGGCGCGACCGTGGAGGACTGCCATTCCGACGAGCCATTCGACGCGTGTCAGCATCGCAGGCTGTGTCGGCATTTCGCCGAGGTCGCGAACTTCCATGGTGCCGTTCTGCAGGCCTGTGACGCCTTCGTCACCCATGTTGACGCAGTAGACGGACGATGCGGTTGCGGTGGAGCCACCGGAGCCGACTTCGTTGAAGTCTACGATCTGTGTGCCGGAAGCGTCGTAGTCGGTGACTACGATGGGCAGGCCGTCGAACATTGTGACGCGACGTCCGAACTCGTCCTTGTCGTATGCGATGTAGCCACCGATGGTGGTGTCAGTCGCTGCGGCAGAGATGAGGTTACGCATCTTCTTGGACATGATCAGGTGCGTGGGGTTGTCCACGGCGTCGATCAGGTCACGAAGTGCGGATACGGACAGTGCGTCGCCGCCGTCTGTGGAACCGGCTTCCAGAAGCTGGTCGCCGACGATACGTGTACGCAGGCCGTCGAATACGCGGGGATCGGCGGTGGAGTCACCGTTTATCATCAGCGCGCCGATGGTCAGGGATAGTGCCTTGACCTGACGAAGTTCGTGCTGCGAACGAACGTCCATGCCGTGCATCTTGAGGATCGCGTTGTCGACCTTGAGTTCGCCGCCACCGATACGCAGGCGCTCGGTTTCTGGGTTCATGATGCCAGCGGAAGCGGTGTACGCTTCGTTCACACCACGGAAAGCGACGCCGGGTAGCGAGCCTTCGAGGTTGTAGACATAGGCCCCGCCAGCCACGTCGATGAACGGCGTGATGCGCAGAAGGTCAGACGTGAAAGCGAAGTGTTCGATGATCGTGTTACGAAGGACCTCGCCGGGGTTCAGCTTTGCTGCTTCGAGCAGAGTAATCATTGGTATGTTCTCCTGAGAGTTGTGCTTGCTTCATGTTCAAGGGCTGGAAGCAGACTCCCCGAGTCTGTTGGCGCGACCTTAGCTCAGCCCACTGCACTGAGGTCAATTTCGAAGACATCCGCCGCACCGCAGCTTTAGCCGATTAGTGGGAAGGGCACGTGTGCCCCTCCGTGTTGTTTACGACAGGCCGTGCTTACGGGCGTAGTTCATGCGCTGGCCCGGTGTCATTCCCGAAAGCTCCGCAGCGGAAAGACGTCCGCTTGTCTTCTGGTCCGAACCGCTTGCACCGCCACCCTTCGACCCTCGGAAGAGGAAGTCGTTTTCGTCGCGCTGCTTGAGCAGCCATTCCTTCGGCGACATGGCGGTCACGCCATCGGAGCCGTATACGATTGTCCCGTCAGCCATCTTCGGTACGAGCTTGCCACCTTCTTCGATCCGGAAGGTCTTGAATGCGGCGGGCAGTACCAGCCCGACAGCCTTATCGAGCATTGCGACGTCTGGGTCACTTGCCGCCAGTCGGATGGAGTTCTCGACCATCATCTGGTTGGCGCGTTCGTCCGCAGACTTCGCTCGTTCCTTGTGTGCGTCGCGCTCCTTGGCCATCTCGGAGAGTTGGCTCTTGAAGTTGTTGGTGACCTCTGTCACCCGCGATGCCGCCGCTTCTTCGAGCGACGTATTCTCGACCAGCGCACCATCTTCGACGCGCTTTTTCGTATCCCGTAGCCCTTCGAGGGCCTTGGCGAAGTCGGAGAGCTTGCCTTCTGCCAGTTGTTCGAGCGACACGCCCGTAACCGACTCATACTTGCTCACGTTGCCCGCCAGTTCGTCGCGTTCCTGCGACAGTGCGATATTCTTGTCACGGAATTCCGTGATCTTGTCCGCTGGTGCCACCTTCACGGTGAATGCGCCTTCGGCGGTTTCTTTCGCGCTCTCCCGGAGTGTCTCCGGTACCTCGGAAAGGGTCTTGTAGGTAAGAGTTGCCATTGATGTTTTCCTGTCGCCCCGCGACGGTCCCTTGTTGATGTTATCCAGAGCCACCGGCTCAGGTCGGGGATGGGGTCCCCTGTGTCGAATATGTCACGGATGAAAACATCCAGACATTTCTTACTTCTGTGTGAGTAGTTCTATCCGATTTCAAGGAAACTGTCAAGTCTACCGGAATAACGGTTCATTTGCAAGAACTTTTTTGATCCTCTCAGAAGTTTTCTGGATCGTCGAACAGGTCTTCGACCTCGTCGCGATAATTTTCAGCATATGAAGCTGCCGCTGCAGGTCCCACGAGGTTCTTCAATTCCTCGTATGTCAGGTTCCCGGCATCGAACTCTTCATATGCGTCCTCGACGTCTTGGTCGATTTCATCGAAATCGGCGTAGTCAGGGTTGACACCATTACGTATCTTCATTACTTTCTCTTAACAGACTGTTGGACCAAGCCCGGTGGGGCAGTCCATTTGTTGGCAGGAATAGCTCATGACGGTTTCAAGATTTATTCCGCATTTTGAACATCGGACGGCTGGCCAGCGCCCCTCTCCGGGACGGCTGGGTATGTATGGTGGAGGGGTTACCGGCGTTGATGTCGGTTCCACGATTCGTTTGATCGCCCGAAGCTCATCGAGGATCGCTTCCAGAAGACTCTGGGTTTTCAGATCGGACATGCTTGGCATCAGGCTTGACCACGGTTCGCTGCGTCCATCAGATCACGAGACTGGCGCGGGATCGGAGGCATGTCGGGATCACCCGGCGCTGCCGCGACTTCCTTGGCCTTCAACTCGGCATCCAGCTTCTTCATCTTTTCTTCGTGGATCGCACCCGCGTTCGGATAGTCGTTCATACGTGCGAGCACGTCGACCATGTGTGGGAACTGCTTGGTGTCTTCCAGAAGCTTCATGAACTCGGCTTCGTCCATCCACTCGGGGACGACCTCGGCCTTGCGCAGGTATTCGAACAGAACAGCCACAGGGATCACGCCGTCAGCATACATCTGGTGAATGGCCCGGAACTCGCGTGCGCCGATGTCCTTCATCAGGAAGTCACGGTTGACTTCGAAGTTGATTCGGTCGATAACAGCGGAAGACGCGTTGTTCCAGTCAGCCCACCACTGCAGGACCTTCGTGAAGGCTTCGTCCATTGTGTCGGAGATGTTCAGAAGGAGCGTCTGCTCGTTCTGCTCTTTCATCTTGAGGCTGTTGTCGGACTCAGCAGCACCGGTCGATCCGGGCATCATGCGCCCGCCGATTGCTGCGATCTGATTCTCTTTCTGTTCCAGCGCACTTTCGAGGAACCGGAGGCCGTGTCCCTGAAACTCGATCACGCCAGCCTTACCGTCCTTACCAAGCTCCCAGACGACATCCGGGCCGACGTAGTATTCGCCTTCCCCATCGTCGGCGGTGCCGGACGAGGTGTAGTAGACTGGGTTTGCGGTGTAGAAGCGACCCTGCTCAAGCTGCGCGTACGACAGATAGTGGCTGTAGTTCAGCGTCGCGATGTCGAGGATCGGCGGCTTCTGGACGTCCGGATGGTTTGTGAACGGCCCGATGATCGTGAACGGAATGTAGTCCAGCACTTCGCCGCGCACTGTTGGTGTGATGATCTGATCCGGCATGGCCTCGAAATCGGGGATGCCGTTCAGTTCGCGGTCTTCATAGACGTGCTGTTCATACACGTAGCCGCCGTCGTCCAGTTCGTGAAGAACCAGAACGCGGAAACGGGACGTGTATTCGTAGGGGGAGATGTATTTTGCGAGGTCGCGACGGTATGCAATCTCGCGCAGGATCACGCGGGTGTACATCCACTCGCCGCGAATCTCTTCAAGCTGCCAGTCGAGGATGTTCTCTGCGGTGTAGGTTGCGACGTAGGCGCTCCCAGAGCCGTCAGGAGTGGCATCCACGAGCATGCCGTACCGACCCACGGCAAGGACTTCCTTTGCGGCTGTCTTGGCTGTCAGGTGGAGGCTCATGCCATCCTTCGAGAACTTCCGCGTGAACTTCTCCAACGCTGGTGTCAGCCCGGTGACTTTCGGGTTGCGCCGGAACATAGTTCCGTACAGAGCATTCAGCGTCTTCGACGTCATGTTGAAGAACACGGCGCGGTGCAGATAGCTGTTGTACTGCATGTGATCGTGGCCCTGCAGCTTCGGCAGGTACTGTTCACGCTTGCGCTTGACCTCGACTTCGCCGACCTCGGCATCCCGGATCATCCGCCACATGGGGGACCAATACTGGTAGTCGGGATGCAGGATCGGCGCGGCGTTAAACGCCACGTCCACGGTGTTGCGTGTTCTCGGGTTGGGGGTTGTGCTCATGGTTCTGTTTACACCTTCTTTGTAGGCAATATGCCAGCAAGGCGTAACTGTGTCAAGGAAACCACAATAACGGTTTTTCCTATGAAAATATGGCTGTCAAAGAAATGGTCAGGATGGTGGGGATTGAACCCACGGCCTCTTGGTTCCCGACCAAGCACTCTACCACTGAGCTACATCCTGATGGTGCTGATGGGCGGCATCGAACCGCCGACCTCTCGCTTACGAGGCGAGTGCTCTGCCATCTGAGCTACATCAGCAATGGTCCCTAGATCATAAAGTCGGGATATGATCTTCGGGCCATATATGGCCTGCCCGGTTGGATTCGAACCAACAACCTCCGGTGTAGGAGACCGGCGCTCTATCCAGTTGAGCTACGGACAGATGTTCATGCGTACAGACCGCTCACGTGCTTGTGGATGTCGAGCCGGGTCACTCCGATGTCGGCAAGCTGCCGGTCGGAAAGTTGACTCAGGGCGGCACACGTGCGTGCGACTGCGTATCGTTTGTACATTCTCTTCATGAAAGACATGGTATACTCCTTTTGTTGTCTTGAGCATAATATACGCTCTTCGACAGGAGATTACTACCCCGAAATGCTGCAATGCGGCATTGCGTCTATGTCATGGCGGGTGGCGGGGGTCTCGATCCCCAGTCCCGTGAGGGACCCATCACCTTTCCAAGATGAGCCAGCACGCCTGTCTGGTTCACACACCCGTGGACGGGCGCAACGCCCGCCTTGTTAAATCATACGCTGGAAGCCGCCACGGACGCCGTGGTCCGCCGCATAGGATGCGGCGAATGCGTATGG